GTTCGACGACGCTTGCGGCCTCAGGGAAGACCTTGGCGAGCCCCCTCCACAGGTTCGTACCGAAGAACTTCACGGCCTTGCCGAAGGCCTTCTCGATCCAGCCGCCGAGCTTCCCGACGCCCTTGAGTAGCGGCTCGAAGACCTTCAGGAACGGGATGTGCTCGAAGACCTTGCCGAGTACTCCGGCGACGCGACCGATCGGGATGATCGAGATGACCGCAAGGATCGTGTCGAGCCAGTGCTTCTTCCAGAAGTCGAGGCTGAACAGGGGGTCGAACACGGACTTGATGAAGCCGATCGCGAGCGGGATCGCGGACGCCCCGAAGCTCTTGCCGATCTCGACGAAGTCCAGCTTGCCGAAGATGCTGGCGATCTTTTTTGTGAAGTCGGCGGCATGCTTGCCGACCCAGCCGATCGCATCCCCCAGGCCTTTGCCGAGGATGGATCCGAGCTTGCTCCAGTCGATGTCCTTGAAGCCTCCGCTGATGGCCTTGCGGATCGTCTCGCCGATCTTCTGGGCAGCACTCTTGGGCGGTGCCGCCTTCGGTGATACGAGCGACGCCACCAGACCCGACCCGCCGTGCGGCATCGGCGCCAGGGCAGGCCCCTGCACACCGGTGGTTGGCGCCACCTGACCCACGCCGAAGTGCGGCATCGGCGCCAACGCGGGCCCCTTGGAGGCCACGGACGTCTTGCTGCTGCCCAGGTGTGGCGATGTATCGAACAGGCCGCCCAGAAGATCCGACGCGGCCTTCTTGGTCCCGGAGAAGCCCTTGAGGAAGTCTCCGACCATGCCCTGCGCTTGGGAGAAGCCTTGCTTGATCTGATCCACGGGAACGATCGCGGCCATGGCGCGGCCGAAGCGCGCGGCGGTCGGCATCGCATCGGTGGCCAGGAAGTGGATGAAGCTCGTGACCGGGGGCAGCACCTTCGTGCCGACCCGGATGCCCATTACTTCGAGGTTCGAGGTGAGCAGGTGCCATTGCGCCTCGGCGGTCTTGCGCTGCATCTTGACCGCGTCGTCGAACTTGCCCGTCGACCGGTTGATCTGGAGTTGCTTTTTCTCCAAGACGTCGAGGTTGTTGAGCATGAGCAGGATGCCGCTCGAGGAACGGCCGCCGCCGAACGCGCGGGACAGCAGCTGGGACTGCTTCGAGGCGGACAGCCCCGACTTGTCGAGGTGCTCCTTCAGCAGTCCGATGGCGCCGATCAAACCCTTGGGACCACGCATCGCATCGGCCAAGTTCAGGCCGGTCAGCCCGATCTTCCCGAGCTGCTTCTCCGCCGCCTTCGACGGGGCGCCCAGCAGCGAGAACGACATCCGCAGCCGGGTGGCCGCAGACGCGGAGTCGATGCCCTCGTCCGTCATCAGCGCGAGCGCCGCGCCGACTTGCTTCATCGACAGGCCGAAGGTCTTCGCGCTCGGCAGGATGCCGGTGCCGATGGCCGCGTTGAACTGGTCCATCGACATGTTGCCCGCGCCGATGATCGCGTTCACCGTGGAGACGGCCTCATGGAACGAGGTGGCTCCCTTGATGCCGGTCCGCCAGGCGCCCGCCAGCGCGTTGGTGGTCTCCTCCAGGTTCGCGTGACCGACCGCGGCGAGGTCCGATGATTCCTTCAGTGCCTTCATCGCCTGGACGTTGTCCATGCCCACCGACTTGAGGTGGTACAGCGATTCGGCAAGGTGCTGCGGCCCCTGCTGGGTGGACGTGCCCAGCTTCAACACCTGATCGCTGAGGACTTTCACGTCCTTCGCCGTACCGCCCGCCTGCGTCGAGATGCGTGTCATCTCCGACTGGAAGGCAGCAGCCTTCTTCGCCGACTCGCCGAGCCCCACAGCAAGCCCCGCGGCCATCGCCGCGCCCGCCTTAACGGCAGCCTGGCCGAGCTTCGCGAGGGTGCGCTCCGTGCTGCTCGCCGATCGGCCAACCGTGTTGAAGGTGCGGCTCGCGCTGTCGTGGGCGATGAGCCGGTAGACGATGCTCGAGCTGGCCATGACGCCTCCCCTCACTCACGGGTGGTCAGGGCCAGTTGCGGTGGCGGGGCTCAGCAACCTCGTTCTCGGCGGCCTCGCGGTCCTCGTCTTCGAGGCGGAAGAAGATCTCCCACTCGGCGAGCTCCCGGGCGGAAACCCGGCGGAGCATCTCCGCTACAGAGCAGTGGAAGACGCGTCGGGCGAGGAAGAAGTAGAACCGGCGCTCTCCGCCGGATCGGAGTTTCCCTCCAGCTCAGCCTTCTCTTCCTCGGACAGGCCGGACAGGCGCGAAGCGACGTCGTACAGCTTGTCGATGACGGCACCGTTCTTCGCGCCGAGCGCGGACGCGTCCTGGTCGGTGAACAGCCGCTCCCCGGTCTCGTCGATGAGGCACTTCACGAGGAGCTTGGCGCGCATGCCTTCCTGGACGAGGACGGCCTCCATGCCCTTGCCGTCGAAGGTGGGCCGGAACTGCCGGACCGAACCCTGGAAGGCGTCGAGCTCGTCGCCGGTGAGGCCACGGACGATGACGTCGTCCCCCCACTCCTTGACGAAGACTTTCTCGGTCTGGACGTCTACGGCTCCGAGGATGCCGTCTCGGGACAGGGCCATGGTTCTCCTAGCGGATGTCTCGTGAGATGCCGTCGAGGACGCGGTTGACCGCTTTGCGTGAGGCGGGGCCGAGAGGTCGCACGACGTGGAAGAAGTAGGGCTGTTTCGGCTGGTTGACCCACCGGTCACGGTGGCCGAAGACGGGGTGACGCCAGCGCTTCGTACCCTCGACAGCCTTCGGTAGGCCCTTCATGTGGGTGGGCATTTTGCGGCCGTCGACGCGGATCGCGATGCCCGCCTGCCGGCCGACGGTGCGGACCTCGAGCTTCGTGGCGCGCGACAGATTGCCGCGCAGGCCGGACGCGCTGTAGGCGCGCTTCGACGGGATGGAGCGGATCGAGTTGCGGACCACGGGAACGAGCGGCCGCGCGGCCGCCCGGAGTTCCTTGGCGAACCGCTTCTTGATCTCCTTGTTGTCGATGCCGCGCAGTTCGCGGGAGATGCGCCGCAGGTCGTTCCCGTGGCGCAGCCCCCACTCGCCTGCCATTACGGCACCGTGATGTTCTCGACCGGGATGCTCGTGATCGAGAACTGGATGGTGATCTGCGCCGGGTTTTCCACGTCGCGCTGCTTGGGCTGGCCGGTGACCTTGATGGGGAAGACGTCGTACTTCAGGCCCGCGGTGTCGCCCTCGGGGAAGATGCAGATGAACCCGGCGGTGTCGCGCGGCAGCAGGGTGCGCACGTCGTTCGACGTGGACGACATGTACAGCGTGATCGAGCTGTCGTCGGCGGTGATACGACCCGGGATCTTCGACACGAAGCGCGTACCCAGGTCCGGGGTGTCCTGCTGGTCCGACGATGTCGCGAAGCCCGACACTGCGGCGATCTCCGCCGTCAGGTCCGAACCGGCGTTCAGCTCCGACCGCGTCGGCGCGTTCTTGTTCGCGATCGTGGACACGAAGTAGTACCGGGTCACGCCCGGCGGGATGTATCGGGTCGTCGCGGTGATCGGGGTGGCGACCATGGGTTACTCCTCGGCCTTCTTCTGGGCGGACTTTGCGCGTGGCCGCGCGGGCTTGTCGGCGGGCGGCTCATCCGCCTCTACCTCGGCGGCTACTTCCTCCGCCGGTTCTTCAACCTGCGCCTCGGCAACCATCTCGGCCTCGGCGGCAAGGGCGTCTGCGACGGCCTTCGCCCTGGCTGCCGCCCGGGCCTCCAGCTCCTCGGCCGGGACCTGCTGCCACCCGGCTGCCGCGTGATGTGGGACCGCTCCGGCGTCGACCTCGATCTCCTGCTCCCGCGGCAGCGACGGATGCCGCATCAGCACAGTGCTCACGGGACCCTCACCACCGCGACAGTCAAAGTGGCGCCCGGCGTGGTGTAGGTGGTGATAGTCGCCAGCCCAGTCGTCGGGCTCGCGTAGATCGGAAGCAGTGGAATCCACGCTGTCTGGCCCGTGGGGATGCTCGGCGACGCGCTGCTGCTGGTCGTGAGGCGCCCGTCGACGAGGACGGGGCAGGCGATGGTGACGGTGACGGCCCCGCCGGTCGCGTTCTTGACGACCAGGAACGTGCCAGTGCCGGTCGCCGCCGTGTCGCCGTTGGCGGACGCGACCATGAGGCCGGTATCGACGAGGCCCACGTTGGGGACGACGTTTGTGACAAGCGCGGTCATCCGCGTACTCCTGTTCTGATTGACGTGTCATCAGCACGCGAGGACGATCCGCGCATGACTGTCCTGAAGTGGTGGCCGGGACGGGAAGCTCTAACGGCCGCTGTACGCGTCGCAGGACACCTCGAACACGACGACTGCCTGCGCACCATCGCTGGTCTGCCCCTGCGTCAGCGAGTGCGAGCCGACCATGGCGCGCATGACCACCCCGCCCAACGTGCGGTCCCGGGCGATGGCCACACCCACAGCCGACAACAACTCGTAAGCCCGCTGGCGGGCTGCGGGTAGATCCGTGGTGCCGCGCAATGCGGCTGCCGCACAGCGGATCGAGAACTGCTCCCGGTCCGGTGCTCCGCCAAGCCCTTCCGTCATCAGCTGGGAATCCGCGTCGGCCTCGCCCTCGGAGCCCGTATAGCCGACCGAGATCACCTCCCGGACGGTTGCCTGCGACGTGGATGGTCCGTCCCGCACCGTCACGCCCTCCAGTTCAGGCGCGGCATTGAACGCGGCGACGAGGGCGTCCATCGCGGCCGGAAGCTTCGATGTCCACGTCACCAGGCACCTCCTGACCTAATCGTGGGAGCCCAGCACGGAATTAATCACCCTGTTCAGGTCGGCCAAGGCCTCCCCTAGTTCGGTTTCCAGTGAGGCCAGCGACGCGCGAGCGTCGGCGACATCCGCAGTCCGCTGGGAGACGCGCTTCTGGGCCACCTGGAGCTGTTCGGCAACGTGCGCCGGTAGACGCCAGTTACGGTTGCTCGCGCTGGGATAAGGCATACCGATCCCCCTTGTTGTCATCAGGCCACCCCCGGCAGCTGCGTATCCAGCAACTCCAGGGCCCGCCGCGGGATCGCGAAACCACGGCCCGCGACGTAGGGCTCGTTGTCGCCGCCGAGCTGCACGCCCATGGTGCCGCGCTGCGTTTCCCACAGATGCTGCACGATGATCAGGGCAGCGAGCCGGTAGTCCTCTCGGATCACCGTGTCGCCCGCC